AATCTCAAAACCTTCTGCAATACCTTCTTTATAAGCAATAGTGCGTACTTCTGCAATAATTGAGTTATCCATTAGTCTCTCCTCAATTCGTCTGCATAGTCTTGATAATCTTCTGCTGTAAGAATAACGTCTGGTGCTGACTTGGTAGCACGACAGATCATTGCTCCTATTTCATTGCTAAAAGCCTGACGCAACTTATTTGCATCAAGACGGTTATTAGCCCAGACTGACAGTAGATTGCTGAATTCTTCCTGTATTACTTCAGCACTTAGGTCGCACAGGAAATCGTCTGGATGGCCTGTTTGTATCTCATTAAGATAGTAATATTGCAATTCATATTTATTCATATTGATCTCCTAGTAATCCGCAATTGCGGTATAGGAATAATGCACCAATGCAATAACTATGTCAATGAATAATTTTAATCAAGTGGAATATTACGATATAGAAATTCTATTGACAGGATTTCGCCAAAGCAGCATTATGTTTCGGCAGCACAACTAACGGAGAAAACTATGAAAGTTGCTGAAATTGCTATTTTGATATTTACATTTATATGTGGTGGATTGGCTATTTACTGGGGTATTAAGGCTCATAACGTAGTCAGGATGCCTTGTTCTGTATCAGAGATAAGCCCTGACTTTAGCCAGCAGGATCGTGAGAAATGCCGGGTTATGAGAGGTCATAGACTATGAAACCAACACAAGAGCAAGTCATAGCATGGGCGCGGGAAGCGGGGGGTGATGATTGGGGATTGTTCCGTGACTTTATGCCTGAGATTGACCGCCTTTCCACACTCGCCTATGAAGCAGGTTGCAAGGATGAGAATGAGGCGTGTGAGAAGGTGGCTGAATCATATGAGCCGCGTTGTGACAGTTGTCCCAGTGGTGTTGCAAACGCTATCCGCGCAAGGAGAAAACAATGAGCCGTAGGGAACGTATCCTAGAAGTATTCCATAAGTTTGGCGGGATGACTGCTGAGTCGTTCCTGATGAATTTTGGGCTATTTGGCCTTGAAAAAACCTATGATTTAAAGAGTGAACTACAGACTTTAGTTAATTATCAGAAACTCCGAAAGATAGGTAATGTATACTTCCCTGTCGGACAGCCTGAAAAAATGGCTGTTGTAATGGACATAGTGCCAGCTAAATATCAGCCAGAATTTAAGCCGTTAAAGACATTTTTACCAAAGGTTTCTCCCCGTGGACAACAAATTGCCGAAAGATCATTTAAAACGTGTGTTAGCAACGTCAAAGACACATTTTTTCGGAATGAGGGTTTGTCCAAAGTGTAAGCGTTCCCGTAGTGGAATCCAGTTTGAGAACAGTGAAGTTTGTCGGTCTTGTAGTATTAGAAACAAGTCCGTATAATTAAAACGTGCTTGGCAGCGCGTTTATGGGTAAGCCCTAGAAGGGACTCTGCTGGTTACCCGCCAGTCTGCCAACACCTTAATTGGTGAGAGTCTCTCCTAGGGCTTTTTTTATGGAAAAGCTATGCATTATTATCAATTTCACATTGGTGATTACAGGGCTGCAACGGCTCATTTAAGCAATGATGAAGATCTTGCTTATAGAAGATTACTTGATATGTATTACGATACAGAAACTCCTATCCCACTTGATATAGATTGGGTTTCTCGTAGATTGAGACTTGGACAAGATGTAGTTGAAAACGTCCTTAAAGATATGTTCAAAGTATCTGTTGATGGATGGATTCACACCAGATGTGACTCTGAAATACGTAAGTATCATAGCAAAGCGGATAGCGCACGTAGAGCGAATCAGATAAGATGGGGATCAGAAAAGGATCTGAAATCAGATACGGATCAGATCCTAACCAATAACCATAAACCAATAACCAATATAGTAGGCACTCGTGGAACTCGTTTATCTCAAGACTGGGAATTGTCTGAAGACCAAAAGCAGTTCTGCAAGCAGGAAAGACCAGACCTAGATCCAGTTAAAGTCTCTGCTGGCTTCAAGGATTACTGGATTAGCGTTGCTGGTGCTAAAGGTGTGAAGAAAGACTGGGACGCTACTTGGCGTAACTGGGTACGAAATCAGCGGTTCCAGAAACCTGCAATGCCTGAGAACAATATTCCTGAGTGGAAACTTAGAATCAAATGAAAGGCCATCAAGAGATTATCAAGATGCGTCTTGATAGGGTTGCTCCTAAAGCTATTTTCGTACATTACGGTGAAGACAAAACAAAGTCATGGGCCATCTGGCATCGTCATTCCATAGAATTTGCTGATGTAGAAATATTGCCGATAGAAAATATCAATGCTCTGGATCTCAGGTTTGCTGTAGGCTTACCAATACACATAACAAGCCGTGAGCCATACCAAAAGGTCAAGGCACTGCATAACGCTTTTCTGAAGGCCAAGGCATTACGCGTACACACAGTGTGTAGACAAATATTGATAAATAATCTTGAGGAATATGATGACTATGTACCTGACTGACAATATTGATTTCTCTGCTTACCTACACGCTACAGACCACAAGTACCTAGTCAAGGACGCTTCGGTCTGGATTGATGAGCTTGAAGACCAGATTGATAACCCGCTGGTAGATCGGTCTGTTCCTATGGTCTGGGAAGCCACAAAGTCGTTTGCTTTCAGGCCGGGTGAGGTAACGGTTTGGGCAGGTTCCAATGGTGGCGGTAAGTCCTTGCTGACAGGTCAGGTTGCACTGGGTTTAATCAAGTCTGAGCAGAAATGCTGTATTGCCAGCTTTGAGATGAAACCTAGAGTATCGATTAAACGGCTTTTAAGGCAGTTTGCAGGCGAAAACATCGACTGGGAGGCATCAAGACAAGGGGAACCCTACAAACGCGCCTTATACGCCCGTTTTAAGGCTTTTGCTCAAGGTAATCTTTGGTTCTATGACCAGCAAGGAACTACGTCTGCGGAACAGATTATCTCAGTGGCAAGATATTGCGCTGTAGAACTAGGTGTTCAGCATTTCTTCGTGGATAGCCTGATGAAGGTAGTTGCCGGTGAGGATGACTACAACGGACAAAAGAAATTTGTAGATGAGATGACTGCTTTGGCTAGGGATCACGACTGCCATATCCACTTGATCCACCATATCCGCAAGCTGCAATCTGATGAGCTAATGCCGAACAAGAATGACCTGCGAGGCTCGTCTTCGATTACGGATCAGGTAGATAACGTGTTTATTGTGTGGCGCAACAAAAAGAAAGAGAACGATATCCAGAAGGGTCAGGAGATAGATCCTCAGAGTCCAGATATGATTTTGATGAACGAGAAGCAGCGGAATGGGGAAAGTACAGACTGGTATCCGTTCTGGTTCCACCGAGATTCTAGCCAGTTTATTGAGAGATTTGAGGGTCAGCCGAGTGACTACGATAATAGAGGCAAGTTTAAATCTGCATGAATTTTCAATGAATTTTCATTCATCTGAGGAATACAGACACCAGTGCGAGGTTAGACAAGTTCTAAGATGGAGAGCAGAAAACCGCGACAAAGCAGTGAGTTATCTTAATAAAGTACGACAAAAACGGGATGAGGCGGCTGCAAACAAGCTAGAACGCGACACTAGAGAACAGTGGTCTAGAGGAAATCGTGGGGAAAAAGGAGATTGGCGTGGATAAGCAAAGAATATATGACGCAATGTTAATTAAGGCTTTCAGGGCTGGTATCCGTATGACGGAACTTGAAAAATGGCTTACTCCCTATGAAATTAAATTGATGGATAGAAAACTAAAGCGCATACCTAAAAAAATTGCATGGGCAGAACAGGTAAGGGTTATGGTTGCCAATAATATGAAACCTTTAGCGAATAGGTTATGGGATACAGATAAAACCCAAGACATAAAAACATTAGATTGGATGAGTAACATTGAGTGTCATTTCATAAATGATAAGGTTTTATCTGAACGTCAGACGTTAAAGAAAAAATCAAATGCAGATAGAAAAAAGGGTGGAATTTTGGCTGAAAACTGGGATGCTCAAAAACGTACTAATCAATGGAGTGTGGTTAAATGACCTTTAAACGGGTAGACGATAATCAGACCAAGATTGTGAAGGAACTCCGAGCCGCAGGAATGACGGTTCAGCACTTACATGGTGTGCATGGTGGATGTCCTGACATTGTGGTTGGATACAAGGGCAAAAACTATATGTTTGAGATTAAGCGGGATAAAGCAGCCAAGCTGACACCAGATCAGGTTATCTGGCATCACAACTGGCAAGGTCAAGTTAATATAATTACAACAGCAGAAGAAGCAATAAATGCCATCAAACAAGAAACCAAGAAAGCCTAGAAAGTACATACCAAAAGCACTACCACTAACTATTAGGCATAACGAGGAATCAGAAACAGCCCTGCAACTAGCGCCTCATGCTGAACTTATGAAGCTAAGGGAGGGATATGGAGACGAGGGTAGCTGGAATACGATAGTCGCAAGGCTCAATATCGGGTTAGTGGCTGCTAACGCTGCTGGCAAGGAAGATCAGGCCAAAGATATTAGGATAGGGCTAGATGCTATGTTGAAGGTAGATGAAAGACATAAGAAGTCTGGTAAATGGGGCTTATCTGGTAGCGATTTAAAGCAGGTAGGCGATGGGCTAGTCCTGACCGATAACTTACAGCTATCGTTGACAAGAAAGCAATTTGCTCAGGCTATTGATTATGTCTGGCAACACGCTGCTAAATAATTGTTGCGCTATCAAAATATCGTGGTAATATTCTTCTGACGCAACACAATATCAATAACTAGGAGCCAAATATGAACACAGAAAAATATGTCCGCAATGAAACTCAGTGGCTAAAAATTACTCGTGATAACAAGGCTAAAACATTTACTTTTGCTCGTGGATACAAAGGAAGTTATCAAGCCCACGACATTGAAACTTTGTCATTTAAGTGGGTTTCCAATTGGAATGAAGCTGTAGAACGTGCTGAAAAACAAATAGCTACATTTTCTTAATAAAAGTTTCGGCGAAACCCGGGTTACCAATATGAACTCAATAGATCCTCACGAAGCAATCAACTACATGATCCGGCACTCTGCTGAATACGCACAAGCCAAGGCTCAGGTTACTTACCTAGAAGAATTCCGCAAAAGCAAGAAAGCAATGCTGTTCTCTGTAGCAATAGGCAACACTATTGCCGACAAGGATAACTACGCCTACAGTCATCCAGAGTATTTAGCGGTTCTGGACGGGCTTAAAGAGGCCGTAGAGAAGGCAGAAACGCTTAGGTGGATGTTGGTAGCAGCACAGGCCAGAATCGATGTCTGGCGGTCACAGGAAGCCTCTAATCGGGCTATAGATAGATCAACTCAATAGGAGGATAATATGGATGACAAATACATAGTTGATGATAGCAATTTGGCACAATGTTGCTTCTGTGGATTTATTGACGATTGGGATGAAATACCTCGTGGGCGCTGTCAATTTACAGAGGATACTCTTACTGAGTGTCCAGAGTGCGGTGACGTAGACGGATTCGCCGACTATGATCCAACGAACCTTGCTCGACAGCAGCGAATTGCCGCTAACCTTGCGAAAGTTAACGGATCAGGACATTGAGGAAATAGGGTTGCAGTCATTCGGCAACCTTTGGTACTACTACCCAGACCAGATAAAAGACTTAGTAAAACTGGTTCACAGGCGATTAGAGGGTAAAAATCGTGCGTAAAAGAGAAGCACAATACTTGTCAAAAGTTGCTGACATTGGTTGTATAATCTGCTATAGGGCAGGTTATCCCGGTACTCCAGCCGAGATTCACCATATCAGGGGTTTGGGTTTAGGGATGGGAGTCAGAAACTCTCACGATAACGTCCTGCCTTTATGTCCAGAGCATCACCGAGGAAACTCAGGCTATCACGGTTTAGGCCGTAAAGCCTTTGAAAAAGCCTATGGTGTTACAGAACAAGAATTGCAATACCAACTAGGAGAATTGCTCAATGAAGAAGACCAAAGGCCAGAAGAAAGTAGCCAAAGTAATGACAGAATTTGGCAAGGGAACGCTGCATAGTGGTAAGGGCGGCCCAGTGGTCAAGTCTCAGAAACAGGCGATAGCAATTGCACTAAGTCAAGCTGGCATGGCTAAGAAAAAGGGTAAGAAGTGAAACCCGGTCTTTACGCCAATATTGCTGCTAAACGGAAACGTATTGCTGAAGGATCTGGCGAGAAGATGCGTAAACCGGGTACTAAAGGCGCTCCAACCAAGGCTGACTTTAAACAAGCAGCCAAGACTGCAAAGAAGAAGAAATGAAACCTTGTCCTAAAGTCTGCTCAGACATCCAGCTTAACCTGAAGAATCGGGATTGGGCATTTAAGAATGTAGGCTATGGCCCTGCAAACCCAGAGGAACCGGGTGATTTCTGGAATAAACGTGCTGAGGAATGGGCTACGACTCCAGATAATGCACAGACAATGCACTGTGGTAATTGCTCTGCATTTATCCAGACTCCTGAGATGATGGATTGCATTATCAAGGGTATTCAGGGTGAGGAATCAGATAGCGAGACCTATGCTAACGAGGTTGTTGCTAGTGCAGAACTAGGCTATTGTGAGTTGTTTGAGTTTAAGTGTGCTGCTGACCGTACTTGTTCTGCATGGCTTGTTGGAGGCCCGATTACTAAGCCGATGACTGAGAAGCAGAAGAATATGCTCAGAATGGCAAAAATGGAGATGAAGGAAGAATATGGCAGCAGCATGGACGAAGAAGGCGGGGAAGAATCCTAAAGGTGGATTGAACGAGAAGGGTCGCAAGTCTTACGAGGCTGAGAATCCCGGTTCTAACCTGAAGGCTCCAGTCAAAGCAGGTGACAACCCCCGTCGAGCTAGCTTTTTGGCGCGTATGGGTAATATGCCCGGCCCGGAGAAGAAACCTAATGGTGAGCCTACTCGTTTGCTATTGTCTTTACGAGCATGGGGAGCCAGCAGTAAGGCCGATGCCAAGAAGAAAGCTGCAGCCATTTCCGCTAGAAACAAGAAAAAGTGATATTAAATCTAGGCTCCGGCAAAGACTGGAGAGAAGACTGTCTAAACTCCGACATTCAGTCAAGGGTAAAACCTGACTGGTGTTGCGACATTTCTAAAGTTCAATGGGGTGAGGTAATAGAAACCCGATTCGGACAGATCAAGATTAAGCCTGATATGTTTGAAAAAATCGTCGCAAATGACGTTTTAGAGCATATTCCAGACTTAATTAGCGCCATGAGGAACTGTCGTGACTTATTAAAAACTGGTGGCGAATTCGTAATTTCTGTTCCTTATGAGCTAAGTCTAGGTGCTTGGCAGGATCCGACTCATGTACGGGCTTTCAATGAGAATAGCTGGCTGTACTACACAGACTGGTGCTGGTATCTGGGGTGGGATAAAGGGTTTAAGTTAACAGAGTTGCGTTTTAACTTATCAGTGCTAGGGACAGAGATGTCCGAGAATAAATTTACCGATCAGGAAATCCTCAGAACGCCTCGCGCAGTAGATTCTATGAAGGTGATTTTGTGCAAGCTATAGTTATATGTACTGTGAATAATCCGGGCATTACGATATTGCTTGAGAGCATCAGAGTCTATGCGCCCACGATGCCTGTATACCTATTTGGGAATAGCTTAGATCTTTGGCATAGGGCTAAGAGTATCCTGCCGAATCTGGTCTGGAGGCCGAATCAGGCTAATAACTTTGGGGATGCCTACAATGTAGCTACAGACTACGCTTTTGAGCATGGGAAGTACGACTCAGTAATCCTGAGCAATGACGATGTGGTGCTGAATCCTTACACGATCAGGTTAATGACGCATGATGCGGGAATTCTGGAATCACAGTCCGTAAATTTCGGATTCTTGGGAGCCAGATCGGATTATGTATTGCATGACCAAAACATTAGATTCCCTGTTTATGATGACCGTCAAGAGGGTTTGAGATGGGCAAGTGAGGGCAATATTAAGGAGACAGAGGTAATCGCTCCGATATTTGCCAGCATAAGCAAAAAGGCATGGGATGCGTCTAAGTTTCCTAGCACTAATTGGTATTCCGATAATATAATATGCCATGACCTGCAAGAAGCAGGATTTAGGCATTTCGTATCAAGGGCTTATGTGCATCATGCAGGAAGCCAAACAGTAGGGATTGACTACAAGAAATGCCATGAGGAGCCACGAGAGTGGATAAAGGCTAACAGGCCGGATATGTACGAGGTTTTCTATGGCTGAGATGCCCAGACAACTAACGCAAGCTGAGATAGACAGGATTCTGTTTAATCAGAGTAAAGGGCTTGATCCTAGAGGTCGAGTTCCAATGCCTTCTATTCAAAATCTTCAGCAAAGAACATATGGAACAATCACGCCTGTAGCAGAGAATCCTGCACAATTAGCCGCTGCTGGTGCTGGTCGAGTAGGTCAATTTCTAAATCAGATTCTTCCTAATGCACAGCAAGTAGTTACTGCTAACCCATTGAATCTTGAGGCTTTGTTTCCTACAACAACTGCTCCTGCTCAAGTAACGATACCTACAGGATTTAATTTTGCACCTAAGCAACAGCCTACTGGTGAGGTTCTTCCCGGTGGATTGCAGACTAATCAGGTTAATTTAAACCAGTTACTAAGCGCAATTAAGCCAGCAGATGTGCTTGGAGTTACTGGAGCGCAACAGGCTTATACTGATATTGGTATGGGCAAGGCTCCAAATCCAATGGATGTATTGGATATGGCTACTCTTGGCGCTGTTGGATATGGTGCTGGTAAGGCTGGATTAAAGGCTACTAAAGGTATGCCAGTAGGCTTAAGTATTCAGAATGCTCCCGGGCTATTGCAAACGGCTCCTAAGTCAGACATTGGCTTTTACAGTGCGGTTGAGCAAGCTGCAATAGCAAGTCCTCGTAAACAAGGTGCTGGTCAGGCATTCCTGAATGACATTATGAAGGGTCAGGATGTACGGGCTGACGAGATTAAGTGGATGGGTCTGGATGATTACCTGAAGGGTAAGCAGAATGTTACTAAGCAGGAAGTTCAGGACTATATTGCTAATAACCGTGTAGATGTTCAGGAAGTGCAATATGGTACAAGCCCAACAAGATGGGAGGGTAACTCCTTAATTGTTGATAATAAACCAATAGGAGAAATACGAGATACGTCATCTGGTTACGCTTGGAGAACTCCTGACGGACAATATGAGTTGTTAGGTTTAGGTAAGATGTTTGACGCTGTTGAAAAGGTTCAGCAGAAACTTGGTATACAAATTCCAGAAACTACACCACCAAAATTTGGTAAATGGCAATTGCCGGGGGGTGAGAATTACCGTGAGTTGCTGCTGACGATGCCAGATAGGGGGACAACAAGACAAGCAGAAGAATTTGCTCGTCAGATGTATGAGAAATATGGAACCCCTACATTCAGAAATTTGATGACGCCAGATGAGTTAGCAAATTTTGATGCGCTAAATAATACAGTACAGCAATATAGTTCACCGCATTTCCCGCAAAAGAATGTTTTAGCCCATTTACGAGTCAATGACAGAGTAGACGCTGATGGTAAGAAGATGTTGCTTATTGAGGAAGTGCAGAGCGACTGGCATCAGGCAGGTAGAGATAAGGGCTATATATCGGCGGCATCAAGGGATGCTGAAAAGCAATTTAGAGATTATTCTAAAGAATTGGCTGCAAAATATGACCTTAATCCTGAGCAAAATCTTTCTATGTATGCAACGTTGAAGCGTATGCAGCCGGAAGAAGTGGCTAAATATGAGCAATTACAGTCTGCGTGGACTGCATCAAAAGGTGGAGTACCAGATGCTCCATTTAAAGATACTTGGTATCAACTAGCCCTAAAGAGAGCAATACAGCACGCAGCCGAGAATGGTTATGATCGTATCGGATTGACAACAGGTAGCCAGCAAGCAGCTAGGTTTGACTTGAGTAAGCAAGTTGATAATTTGTTATACAGCAAAAATGCTGACGGTACTTATAGAGTTAGCGCACAAGTCCAAGGCCGTGGTCAAATGATTGGTGAAGCAATACCAGAAGGCAAATTGGCTGATTACGTTGGTAAAGAAATTGCTGAAAAGATGTCTAAAGGTACTGGTAAGCAAACAGAAGTTGCAGGAAAGTATGATCCTGTTTCAATGACATCAAGTAAGCAATACATGACAGAACTTTCTGGTGGTGATTTGAAAATTGGCGGCGAAGGAATGAAGAAGTATTACGACGAGATATATCCTAAGTTCCTAGATAAGTACGGTAAGAAGTGGGGAGCTAAGGTAGGGGAGACTAAGATACGAACTCAATCAGATAAACAAGTCCAAGAAGATTTAGATTTGCTAGAGCAATTAGGTGAAGATAGAAGCAAGTTTAGTAATAGCGGAATGGCAAGAGTTCGTTACATAGACATAACACCAGAGATGAGAGCAGGAGTATCTAAAGGCCAGCCACTATTCCAAGCAGCACCTATAATTGGAACAGGACTATTAGGTAGCCAACAAGATCGTAAGTAAGCATGACATCCAAAGGATAATGCAATGACACAAACAGAAGCTAGAGCATTTATTACATGGTTCAGAAACAACCATTTGCCAAAAGGCGTTGATTTTGTAAAAACATCATCAGGCAGGGATATATTGCTAGATAGCTTAAGTGACGAAGATGCAATATTTGTTGCTAGTCAATTTGAGTATATGTTTGACAAAGCAAGTGGTAAGGCATGACACCTGAAAGGTAATGCAATTATGGAAACAAATAACGTTAAAGAAACGCCAGAAATCGGCAAAGGACTAGCAGGGCCGGGTAGACCTAAAGGAATGCCTAATAAGGCCACTAGCAAGGTCAGAGAGGCTATTGCAGAGCTATTAGAGCGCAATGCTCCTAACATGGATAGATGGCTTAATGAGGTGGCTGATAAAGATCCTCATAAGGCATTGGACATTATCCAGAAGCTATCTGAGTACCATATTCCTAAGCTGGCTAGGACTGAGGTAACAGGCGCTGGTGGTGGGCCACAGGAACACGTGGTTACATGGCAGAAGTAATCGAGATTGCTTATAAGCCTCGTGAGCAGCAGCTAAAGATCCATGAGGCAGTAGATAACCACAGGTTTACGGTTGTAGTAGCTCATCGTCGTATGGGCAAGACTGTATCTGCCATTAACCATCTCATAAAGGCTGCAATTGAGTGCAAGAAACCAAACCCACGATTTGCCTATATTGCTCCGACTTATGCTCAGTCCAAAAGGGTGGCGTGGGATTACTTACTTGAATTTACTCGTCCTCTTGGGGCTGTGGCTAATATCTCGGAACTTAGGGTTGATTTTTGGGGTCGGCGCATTAGTCTTTACGGGTCTGATAATGCTGATAGCCTTAGGGGGCAGTATTTTGATGGAGTTGTCCTTGACGAAATCGGAGACCAAAACCCAAAGATCTGGAACGAAGTCATTAGACCAGCATTAGCAGACCGCAACACTGACGAGGCTCCTACGTGGTGCTTATTCATTGGTACGCCTAAGGGAAAGAACCACTTTGCTGACTTTAGAGATAGGGCGCAGACAGCAGAAGGCTGGGCGTTACTGGAGTTCAGGGCCAGCGAGACAGGGATTCTTAACGAGAAAGAACTCTGGGCTGCTCGTAAGGAGATGGGCGAAGACAAGTACGCTCAGGAGTTTGAGTGTTCCTTTAACGCAGCGGTTGAGGGTAGTTACTATGGTCAGATTATTAACGATCTCGAAGCCAAGTCTAGGATCACGACTATTGACCGGGATGACCTTTGCAAGTCTTTTGTTGCTTGGGATCTTGGTATGGGTGACTCTACTTGCCTATGGGTGGCTCAACTGGCTGGCAAGGAAATCAGGCTTATCGACTGCATCGAAAACCACGGAGTCGGTCTGGATTGGTACGTATCATGGCTCAGGGAGAACAGGTACGAGGGCTTCTCGCAAATACTTCCGCATGACGTTGAGGTAAGGGAGCTAGGCACTGGCAAGAGCCGTAAGGAGGTCTTAGAGGAGGCAGGACTAGAGATTACGGTTGCGCCCAGACTGTCTATAGCTGACGGGATTCAGGCTGTCAGACGCTTGCTGCCACGTTGCTGGTTTGACCACAAAACCAAGGCTGGTCTGGATGCCTTGAGGAACTATCGGCGGGAATATAACGAGAAACAGCAGGTGTTCTACGATAAGCCACTGCACGACTGGTCTAGCCATTACTCAGATGCCTTCAGATACTTGGCAATTGGGCTTGACGAGAGCGACGATTCATGGTCAACAGATTTGCCTATCAACGCCAAATGGGTTGTATAATAAGCAAAATTCCTGTAAGGGCTTGCTATGAAGATGGATGAAGGCCAGATTAAGAGCATTGTCGAAGCCGAGATAGATGACTCTATCGGCTATCTTGACACTGAAACCACTGAAGAACGTCGTAAGGCGCTAGATTATTATCTCCGTAATCCCTATGGCAATGAGGTAGAAGGACGTAGCCAGATTGTCACTGGTGAGGTTGCCGAGGCTATTGATGGTGCGCTGCCACAACTTATCCGAGTCTTTACGACTACTGAGGATATTGTCTATTTTGAGCCTAAGACTGCTGAAGACGAGGAGTCTGCTAAACAGGCCACAGATTATTCTAACTGGGTGTTTTACCGTGAGAATGACGGTCTATTGATCCTGCACAACTGGTTCAAGGATGCCCTGCTCCAGAAGGTTGGTGTCGTTAAGTCCTATTGGGATGCCAAGGAAGACGTTACCAAAGAGAAATACAAGAACCTAACTGAGGATGAACTGGCGCTACTCCTGTCTGATGAGTCGCTAGAGGTTGTCCGTCAGAAGGTAGAGATGATCCCTGCTGGTACGGATATGATGGGTCAGCCTGTCATGGCTCCGTCCTACGACGTTACGGTCAAGCGGGTGAACAAGTACGGTCAAGTCAAGATTGAGAATGTTCCTCCCGAGGAGTTCCTGATTTCCAAGGCTGCTAGGAATATTGAGGATTCTCCTTTTGTAGCTCATCGAAAGCTCATGCAGCGGTCAGAATTGATTGCAATGGGCTACGACAAAGACATCGTAGATGCGCTACCTTCTTATGACGATCTATCCTTCTCTCCTGAGCGAGTGGCTCGATTTAACCAAGGTGAGCAGCCAGATCAAACTCAGGCCATCGATCCTGCCATGCAGACGGTCGAGGTATACGAGTGCTATATACGCATTGACGAGAACGATGACGGAATCGCTGAGTTGCGTAGGATTGTTTATTGCGGATCGGAAATACTAGAAGATGAAGACTGCGACTTTATTCCGTTCCACAGCATCTGTCCTATCCCTATTCCTCATAAGTTTTTCGGTCAGTCGCTGGCAGATCGGGTTATGGACATCCAGCTTATCAAGTCCACTGTTACCCGTCAGTCTCTCGATAATCTCTATCTGACGAACAATAACCGGGTTGGTGCTGTAGACGGTCAGGTGAACCTCGATGACCTGCTGAACGCTACTCCCGGCGGTATCGTCCGACTCAAGAATCCTAACGCTCTGGTTCCGCTTCAGGTTCAGTCTACCTTTGGTCAGGCTATGCCAATGCTCCAGTATATGGACGAGATCCAGACTAAGCGTACTGGTGTTAATGACGCGCAACAAGGTCTTGATCCTGATGTGCTGTCCAATGTAACGGCTGCGGCTGTTGCTGCGATGATGAAGTCTAACTCTGGAAAGCTGGAGTTGATTGCCCGTATCTTTGCTGAGACAGGCGTTAAGAGCCTGTTTAGGGGTATTTTGCATCTGTTGGGCAAGTATCAGGACAAGCCAAAGATCGTCCGTATGCGTGGCAAGTACGTCCAGTTTGATCCTCGTACATGGTCAAATGAGTACGATGTATCGGTCAATGTTGGCCTTGGTTCTGGTGATCGGGATCAGAAGCTGGCAATGCTCCAGATGGTACTTGCCAAGCAGGAACAGATTATTCAGCAGTATGGCCCATCGAACCCATTGGTATCGGTTGGTCAATATCGGAACACATTGGCTAAGTTCATTGAGGCAGCAGGTTTCAAGGATGCTAACGCCTTCATGAATGAGATTACGCCTGAGCAAGACCAGATGTTGTCGCAGCCACAGCCTCCTGCTCCTGATGCACAGGCAGAAGTAGCGCAGATGTTGGCGCAGGTAGAGCGTGAGAAGACTCAGGCAAAGGCTCAGATTGATGCTGCTAAGTTGGATCTGGAGCGTCAGACGTTAGAGGCTGAGTTCACCCGTAAGGGCATTGAGATGCAGATGAAGAACCAGAAGGATCAGGCCGATATTCGGATTAAAGAGGCTCAGTTAGCAGTCCAGCAATTGCAAGCTATTTTGGCTATGGACATTGCAGACGAGGCCAGCCGTACAAAACAGGCTGAGATTGTCCTGAAGACGATTAAGGAACTGGGGAGCCTGACTGGTGGATAAAGCACAGTGGGCTACGAATCTGCTTAGGGAACCCATGTGGCAGGAGATGATGGAAGATCTCCGAGGCACAGAGCTTAATAAATTTGTTAATAGTAATTATGGTGAGACTGAGATTAGGGAACAAGCGTATATTCGCCTCCGAGTCTTGGAATCCGTTGAATCCTATCTTGAAAGCGTCGCTGCTCAGAAGATGATTGACGAGAAAAGGATGAAGATTTTGTAACCCGCATCGGGCGGTTCCCGATATAATTTAGGAAACTTATGAGCGATACTCAAAACACGACACCTGAGGGTAGTGGTGAGTTAACGGTAGAAGGTGCAGCTAACGCTTTCTTGAGCATGATGAATCGTGAGGATGGCTCCGAACAGGAACAACCAGAATCCGTTTCAGAAGCTAACGAAAGCGAGGCCGAATCTGAGGAATCGAGAGAGGAATCAGAGGTAGAACAAGAAGATGACGATGGTGAGCAAGAGGAACCTCAGAAATTCCGTGTCAAAGCCGCTGGCGAAGAACGAGAGGTCACCCTTGATGAGCTTATCAAGTCTTATCAACTTGGCACTGATTACACCAAGAAATCGCAAGCTGTAGCTGAGGAACGCAAGGCGGTTGAGGCCGAGCGCCAAGCGGTTCAAGAGGCTAAGGCTATGCGCGATCAATACGCGCAGCGGTTGGAGATCATCGAGCAGATGTTGAACCAGCCACAAGAAGCAGAGGATCTGGATTATCTGAAAGAGACTGACCCTATCGGTTATGCCGTGAAGGTCGCTGAGATGTCTCAGAAGGAGAAACAGTTAGCGCAGGTTCGTGCTGAACGGGAAAGAATCTCGCAACAGCAGGAATATGACAGGCAACAACAGATGAGGCAGACGATTGCTGCTGAGTCCGAGAAGCTAGTTTCTGCGATCCCTGAGTATGCTGATCCTGAGAAGGGCGAGACAATCCGTAAGGAAATCCGCACTTTTGGTAAGCAGATGGGGTTCTCTGATGAAGAATTGGCTAATGTGTTTGATTCCAGAGCCGTTCTGACGTTATACAAGGCGATGCAGTACGACAAGTTGCAGTCTGCAAAGCCGGGGATTACTAAGAAGGTTGCGGAGGCTCCAAAGGCGATTAAGCCCGGTGTTTCTAAGCCTAGAGATAGTAATTCTGAGGAAATTAGGAAACTGAAGTCACGAGCTAAGTCCACAGGAAGTATTAAGGATGCGGCAAGTGTATTTGAACGCTTTTTATAAAGGATTGAATCATGGCAATTTATAACGCCTACGACGCAATCGGTCAGCGCGAAGATTTGACCGACGTAATCTATGACATCTCGCCTACCGAGACTCCATTCATGAGTTCGATTGGTAAGACCAAAGCTACTGCTGTTTACCACGAATGGCAGACTGACTCTCTGGCTGCTGCTACCACCAACAACGCTGCTGTTGAAGGTGCTGACGCTTCCGACGCTACTCTGTCTCCGACTACTCGTCTTGGTAACTACACCCAGATCCTGCAAAAGACTATCAAAGTCTCTGGCACTCTGGACGCAGTAAACAAGGCTGGTCGTAAGTCGGAAAAGGCTTACCAGTTGGCTAAGGCTTCACAAGAGCTGAAGCGCGATCTAGAAACCATCCTGCTGTCTAACCAAGGCCGTTCTGCTGGTTCTAGCAACTCTACAGCCCGTAAGATGGGTTCGCTGCTGTCATGGATCAAAACCAACTCGTCTGTTCAGACAAACGGTGGCGATCCTACGACTATCGGTGTTTCGACTCGTACTGACGGTAATACCCGTACCTTTACTGAAGCTCTGCTGAAAGAAGTCGTGGCAGAAGTCTTTACTTCGGGTGGTTCGCCTAAAGTCCTGATGGTCGGTGCTGCTGGTAAGCAGAAGGCATCTAGCTTCACTGGTATTTCGGCATATCGTTACAACGTCAACGGTTCGGCTGCTCCTGCTGCCATCGTTGGTGCTGCTGACATCTATGTGTCGGACTTCGGCAATATGTCGGTTGTTCCTAACCGCTTCATGCGTACCCGCGATGCTCTGATCCTTGATCCTGAGTACGCTGCTCTGGCCTATCTGCGTCCTTTCCAGACTATCGAACTGGCGAAAGCTGGCGATGCTGACAAGACTCAGGTTCTGGTCGAAGTTACGCTGGAAGTCAAGAACGAAGCTGCTCACGGTATCGTTGCTGACTTGAATATGTCGCTGTAATTGAAATAGCCCCTGACCTTATGGTTGGGGGCTTTTCTACGAGGATTTATGGACTATAGACAACAGGTTGTACATTCGGACGGTGATGGTGGTATCGTCATCGAAACTAAACAGGACGTTACTGACATTCTTGAAAGTAACAAGCAAATTCTGGAGGCAGACAAGCAAAGAACCGGACATCTTAATGAAATGCACCATGTAGCTCGTATCCCTTTTACGGTCATTGATGACTTGAATAAAAAGGGAATTATGAAGGGCTTTAATATCATTGATGACGTTGCTTTTGCTCGTTGGCTCAATAGTTCCGATAATGCACAATGGAAAGTCTATAGGGGAACCATATGATCGTTGGAGTTTGTGTACCAGCTAGGGATGAAGTTCACACATCGTTTGCTTTTGATTTCGCCAAGATGGTTGGCAGGGATTCTAAGCATCGGTGTTCTAAAGAAGGCAACGGGCTAAAACTCTACACGATGGCAGGAACGCTGATATTCGATCAGAGAGAGAAGCTAGTAGATGCTGCTCTGGCTGAAGGATGTGATGCGATTGTGTTTATTGATTCAGACATGAGGTTCCCGGCTGATACTATTGATATTTTGTTAAGCCGTGAAGTACCGATTGTTGGGGTTAATGCGGTAACGAGAAGGAAGCCAACACTGCCTACTGCGTTGAATCTTCAGATTGAGAAGGATGAGAATGGCAAGATCATTCATCATGCTTGGCATAAGATAGATTCGATGGATAAAGAGGGCATAGAGCCTGTTACAGCGGTTGGTTTTGGTGTGGTGATGATTCGTAGGGAAGTCTTTGAGAAGGTTCCTAAGCCTTGGTTTGATGTGGGTTGGGGATCGAAGGGAATCATTGGCGAGGATGTGCATTTCTGTATCAAGGCTTTGGATGCCGGGATTCAGACTCATGTAGATCACAGTCTTTCAAAGCACATTGGTCACATTGGCACTTACGAGTATCGATGGGATGATGTAGAGGAAGGCGCTATAGAGGCGCACAATAACAGGAAATAGACATGGCATTTACGAGCTATAGCGAACTAAAAACTACGATAGCGAACTACCTAGCTCGTAGTGATCTGACTTCAGTTATACCTGACTTTATCCGGTTGGCTGAGGAGCGTCTGCGTAGAGACTTGAGAATCCGTCAGATGTTGGTCGTTGCTACGGCTAATACTACGGCTGGTGACTCTACGGTTGGTCTGCCTACAGACTTCTTGGAGATGCGGGATATTCACCTGAATACGACTCCGATTACTTCTCTGGCTTACGAGGCTCCTAACGCCTTCTACGCAAGCACTAGAGCGACTGAAGCTGGTCTACCTAAGACTTATACGGTTTTGGCCTCAGAGCTTCAATTTTCGCCTATTCCTGACGCTGTATATACGGCTCAGATGCTGTATTACGCAAAGCCCACGCTTCTAAGTGATAGCAATACTAGCAATGTATTCTTGGCTAACTGCCCAGATGCTTTGCTGTATGCGTCTTTGGCTGAGGCTGAACCGTATCTGATGAACGATGCGAGATTGCAGGTCTGGGCTTCTCTGTATGACCGGGCGATAGCGTCTATTTCTACTGCTGACCAGTCAAGTGAGTACAGCGGTCAACCGATGGCAATGTCTTATAACGTGAGGTAAATCATGGCAGAAATGTCGAATTATCTGGAAAACGCTCTGATTAACGCTACCCTGCGTAATACGAGCTATACGAGTCCTGCGACTGTTTATGTTGGTCTTTACACTTCCGATCCTACCGATGCTAATACTGGTACAGAAGTTTCTGGTGGTTCTTATGCTCGTACTTCTGTTACTTTTGGCTCGCCAAGCGATGGCGTTACTACCAATAGTGCTGCGGTTGAGTTCCCACAAGCAACGGGATCATGGGGAACTGTAGGTTGGATCGGTATTTTGGATGCTTCTACGAGTGGTAATCTGCTGTATCACACCCCACTAGATGCGTCCAAGACCATTGCATCTGGAGACATCTTTAAGATAGCGTCTGGTAGCTTGAGTGTAACCTTGGCGTAAGGGGTAGAAAATGCCTCTGGTCGTTAAAGATAGGATAAAAGAGACCAGTACAACATCCGGTACAGGTACATTGACGTTAGCTGGCGCTTCTGCTGGCTTTCGCTCATTTGCAGACATAGGTAATGGCAACACCACCTATTACGCCATTGTCGATTCTACTGCTGGTACTTGGGAAGTCGGTATTGGCACTTATACATCGTCTGGAACGACTCTATCCAGAGATACGATTTTATCTAATTCCTCTGGTACTACGTCTGCGATTAACTTTGCAGCTAATAGCAAGGACGTATTCGTAACCTATCCGTCTGATAAGTCTGTTCACGAGGATGCTAGCGATGTGGCCTATGCACAGCATTTAGCGGCTTCTAACGGCATTTTGCTGACCAACCAGACTGTAGGTACGTCTATGACGTTTCCAAGCGGCTATGAGGGCATTAGCGGCAAGAATACGACGATTGCCAGTGGGGTGACGGTTACTGTGCCATCTGGCGCTAACTGGACGATTGTCTAATGTTTGGCATCAATACTTATGCACAGTCTCCGTATGCTTCATTAGGTGGAGCAATACTATTCGGTGCTGCGAGTATTAACGCTTTAGCAACAGTATCTGCTGTAGGTATACGGCAGAGAATGGCGGCAGGATCAATTAACTGTGCTGCTACGGTAACGGCTAATGGCGGTAAATTAAATTATGGTGCTGGATCCATATTTTGCAATGCAACAGTAACAGCAGATGGCAAGGCAATATTCAGTGGTGCAGGTGCAATAAATGCAACGGCCACTGTTAGTGCTAATGCAACAAGAGTACAATTTGGCAATGCTGCGGTAAGTGGTACAGCAACGGTTACAGCGACAGGAATTAGGATTCGGTTTGGCGCTGGATCAATTACTGGAACTGCCACTGTAGTAGCTAATGGTGGTGTTGTTTATCAGGGTGATGCAAGTATTAACGCTCTGGCAACAGTAACGTGTAATGCTAATGCGATATTTGCTGGTGTTGGTTATGTTAATGCTCTGGCAATAATTAGTGCGAATGGTCAGATTATTGGTGAGGAGTGGTCGGATTTAACTCCAGAAGCCACTAATTGGACTGAGCAGAGTGCAGGTAGTAATGATTGGACGAATGTAGGAACAAGTAGCGATACATGGACACCAGTTTCTGCTGGATCGAATACTTGGACGAATGTAAACGCAGGTTCTGATAATTGGATGAGGCAATAAGATGCCAATAAACATTAACGGCACAACAGGGATTTCTGGCGTAGATGGATCTGCTGGAACTCCGTCTATTCAAGGTTCTGATACTAATACAGGTGTATTTTTTCCTGCTGCGGATACGGCTGCTATTACGACTGGCGGCACAGAACGTATGCGTATCGACTCCAGCGGTAACGTGGGGATTGGTACGAGTTCGCCAACAGCAAGGTTGCAAGTACGAGAAGATCAAAACGGAACGACTAGGGCGATAATTCAAAACCGAAACGGTTCCGGCACACCTATTTCTGAAGTTGCTTTTATTAGCGGCGCGTTTGACATTTCAGGCAACAGGTATGCGTACGTTCAATCAGGTGGCGGCTCATCAACCTATTTAGCTTTTGGTACTGGAAACGGGGCAACGCCAACAGAACGCGCCCGTATCGACTCTATCGGTAATTTTTATGTAGGTACTACGACATCAAGAAGCTCTTACATCACAACCGTATGTGATTCTACTTACAATGGCGTGACTGTAACAGCAGACGTTACCAGCGCTCGTACTGCTTGCTCTTTCAGAAACACAAATGGTGCTGTTGGGTCAATAACAACTAGCGGAACCGCAACTGCTTACAATACATCTTCCGACTATCGGCTAAAAAAGAATGTACAACCAATGACTGGTGCATTGGCAAAGATTTCTGCGCTGAAACCTTGTACCTATATATGGAAAACTGATGGCTCTGACGGCGAAGGTTTTATCGCGCATGAATTGGCTGAAGTAGTACCGGGCTGCGTTACTGGAGACAAAGACGCTGTCGATGCTGACGGCAACCCTGTATATCAGGGCATCGATACATCATTTTTGGTCGCAACCCTGACTGCCGCTATACAAGAACTCAACGCCAAAGTCGAAGCACAAGCAGCAGAAATAGCAATACTGAAAGGTGCAGCATAATGCCAATCAAGTTAAACACAGCTTCTGGTGGTGGAGTAATACTAACTGGTGCTAATACAGCATCGGATAAGACGATTACGGTTCCTGCTGATGACGGGACGATGATCTATGCTAATAGCAGCGGCAACGTGGGGATTGGTACGACTACTATGACCCGCAATTTGAATGTCAGCGGATCAAATGCTGCGGTTGGTGTAAATTTAAATAATTCAGGAACATCAGGCCGCTCATACAGTATTTTTTCTACTAACAGCAGTGCTGCTACTGTGGGTTCGCTTGCAATATTTGATGATACGGCGGGTTCTTACCGTGCAGTTATCGACTCCAGCGGTAATTTGACAGTCGGTGCGACGAGTATGCCTGAAGCAGCAAAGATCGGCATCTCATCATCAAGTGCTTCAGCAGTGCCGTTGGTAATTCAGCAAACCGCCGCTGGCTCAACGACTCAAAACTCGGTGGTGTTTTATAGAAACACTACTAGCACAGGCACTATTCAAGTAACTGGTACTACCACGGCTTATAACACTTCGTCCGACTACCGCTTAAAAGAAAACATACAGCCAATGACTGGCGCGTTGGCTAAAGTAGCTGCGCTTAAACCCGTGACATACACATGGAAACTTGACGGTTCGTTGGGTGAAGGATTTATCGCGCATGAGTTAGCGGAGGTTGTTCCTCAAGCGGTAGGTGGCGAGAAGGATGCAGTGAACGAAGACGGCAGCATCAAGCCACAGGGCATCGATACATCGTTCTTGGTTGCAACCCTGACAGCAGCCATCCAAGAACAACAGCAAATGATTGAAACATTACAGGCCAAAGTAGCCGCATTGGAGGCCAAATAATGAGCGTCACCATTAACGGCACTAACGGCCTTACGTTTAACGATGCCAGCACTCAGAATACTGCTGCGACAGGTTTTGGCTTTAAGAACCGCATTATCAACGGCGCGATGGTCATCGACCAGAGGAACGCTGGTGCGAGTGTGACTCCAACGAACGGGCAGTATTTGGTAGATAGGTGGTTTGCTGGATTAACTCAGGCTAGTAAATATTCTGTACAGCAAAACGCGGGGTCAGTAACCCCGCCAACAGGGTTCACAAATTATCTTGGGGTTACATCTTTATCGGCATACTCTATTGTTGCTAGTGATATATTTTTTATTGACCAACGAATTGAAGGGCTTAATGTTGCCGATTTAGCTTGGGGTACTGCAAGTGCGGCTACCGTTACATTGTCATTCTGGGTTCGTAGTTCATTAACTGGGACGTTTGGTGGTGCTTTAGGCAACCAAGCAGGAAGTAGATCATATCCATTTACATACACAATTTCTGTGGCAAATACTTGGGAGCAAAAATCTGTCACCATCCCCGGCGATACGACAGGTACTTGGCTGACTACAAACGGTATTGGGGTAAACGTATATTTTGGTCTTGGTGTGGGGTCAACATACAGTGGAACAGCAGGTGCGTGGGCCGGGTCAAACTTTAGTTCAGCCACAGGCGCAACCAGCGTAGTGGGAACCAACGGAGCCACCTTCTACATCACCGGCGTACAACTCGAAAAAGGCAGCACAGCCACCAGCTTTGACTACAGGCCGTATGGTACGGAGTTGGCGTTGTGTCAGCGGTACTTTGAGAAAAGCCAACCACAAGGATCAGCGGTTGCTGGCGGTACAGCAGAATACTTTTTTATTGGTTCCAACTTTAGAGGCTCATCTCTTTTAATGAGATACCCGCTTAAATGGGCTGTAACAAAACGAGCGCAACCTACCATTACCTTCTATAACCCAAGGTCTGGCGGTACAGCATCCCAAATAACTACGGCATCAGCAGATTATTCTGGGACAACTGCGGTAAACACATTGGATAGTGGAATGGAAGTTCAGGGTACAACAAATAGTGGTGGGGCTAGTGGTGACCCTGCTTATGTAAATTGGACTGCTTCTATTGAGTTATGACTATGTACAAACTTACAAATTACGATTCTGTGCAGCGTCTAGCCGACAACGCTTTTATCCCATTCGATCCAGCCAACACGGATTACCAAGCGTATTTAAAGTGGCTTGAAGAAGGCAACGTACCGGAGCCAGCGGAGGAATAATGCAGAAAATAGCTTTTGGTGAGTGGCTCCCAGATCAACCCGGCGTAACAGGCGCGGTAACAGACGCTAAGAACTGTTATCCAGTTGCTAACGGGTATGCTCCTATTAAGAGTGAAGCTGATTATTCAGATGCTGCTGGTGCTACGTTATTGGTAACATTTGCTGGTAAGTTTGGTGGTGCAAGTACGTTATTTGCAGCTAGTGCTACACAGATTTACAAGTTTGATAGCAGTGATGCTAGTTTGGATGCTGCTACGACTACTGGATATACGGCTGTAGAAGGTTGGGATGTAACTCAATTTGGCGCAAAGATGATTTTGGCTAATGGTCAGGATAAGTTACAGGCATGGACGCTGAATTCATCAACTAGCTTTGCCAATCTCGCTGCTGCTGCTCCTACGGCTAAATATGTAACCGTAGTCCGTGACTTTGTGGTTGCGGCTAATGACGGTACAGACACAAGTAAGGTTTACTGGTCTGATATTAACGATGAAACAGACTGGACTCCTAGTGCTGCATCTCAGTCAGATACCCAGATACTTCCTGATGGTGGTGATATTACTGGCTTGGCTGGTGGTGAATATGGTCTGATCTTCTTGGAACGAGCTATCTATCGGATGAGTTATACAGGCTCTCCGTTTTTCTTCCAATTTGACGCTATTTCTAGGTCTTTAGGCTGTATTTCTAATGGCTCCATAGCTCAGTATGGCAACCTGACTTATTTCCTTGCTGATGATGGTTTTTATGCTTGTGATGGGCAATCTACCAAGAATATCGGCACTGAAAAAGTAAACCGCTGGTTCTTTGATAATGCCATTCCTAACGAAATATACTCAGGAATGAGTGCTACGGTTGATCCAGTTAATAAATTGATAATATGGAAGTTTAATAATACGTTTGGTAGTAAGTATTTGCTGATTTATTCCATTGATTTAGGTAGATGGTCTTATGCTGAGACTACTGCGACATCTATTGCTTATGTATTAACTCCTTCAGCTACGTTAGAGCAGGTAGATAATTACAATACGAGCATTGATGCGCTGGATATTTCGTTGGATTCTCGTGTATTTGCAGGTGGTCAGCTTCTATTTGCAGGTGTTTCTGGTCAAAAGATCATTGCTTTTTCTGGTCAGCCTAAGACTGCGAGCATTTCCACTGGTGATATTAGCGTAGGACAGTCAATTGTTACTCTGGCAAAGCCGATTGTGGACAAGGGTAGTGGTTCTGTAGCCATTGCAAGCCGTAATAATCTCTCAGATCAGGTTGAATTTGGCACAAGTACGGCTGCTGATAGCGAAAATCGTGTGAGTTTGCGGAGTAATGGCAAATATCACCGTCTAAATCTGACTCCAACTGGCTCAAACTGGAAAACAGCAGTAGGCGTTGAAGTTGATCTGGTGAAACAGGGTACTCGATGAGGCAATTTCGCACATTACCGCCATTTGGAGGCGATCAGCGATCCGTTGCTGAGGTTGTCCGTGGAATTATGGATGGTAAGACCAATAATACTGGAGAACTTACCTTAGCCACTGGCAATGCCACTACAACTACGCTCTACGACGAGCGTATAGGCTACGACAGCCTGATTTTCTTTGTCCCGCTATCCACAGCAGCAGAAAATGATTCAGCGCCTTATGGGGCGTTTCAGGATTCTACAGATCAAACGGCTGCCAATACAACTACAGCCTACACAATTACGTTTGATACAACAGATTACGAAAACGGAATATATCTATCTAATAGTTCTAGGCTGAATGTAAGAAATTACGGAATTTACAATATTCAGTTTTCATTGCAATTTAAGAATACAACTAACGATACTCAAGATGTAGATATTTGGTTTAGGAAAAATGGCTCTGATGTAGCTAAATCCAATAGCCGTTTTGGTATGCAAGCTAGGAAAAGTTCTGGCGATCCATCTCATGTCATTGTGGCAATGAATTATTTTATTGAGATGAACGCTGGAGACTATGCTCAGATTATGTGGAGACCTAGCGATATTGGGGTTTCTATAGAGGCTTATGGAACCAGTACAACTCCAACGAGACCAGCAATTCCTAGTGCTATCGTAACGGTAGCTTATGTAGCTCCTGCTGCCACAACGAATCTATATGTTTCAACACAGCAACAAGGTCAAGCTACGGTAACTCATTGGGCTAATAATACTGCGAATAAAACCTATGGCTATATAATTGTTGGATGACAGAATTTAAATATATTCCTGTGGATGATCTCCGCAAATGGTGGCCTAGCATTAAGCCGGGTCTTGAGAAGATTAAGGGCAGAAGTCCTGAGAACTGGATTACTGAAGATGTATATACAGATTGCTGGAACCAAAAGGCAATGCTGTGGGTGATACTAGAGAATAACCATTTTTATGGCTTCTTTATCTTGCAACCAATGGGCGAGGAATTGCACGTTTGGGCTGCATGGACGTTAGAAAATGATTATCAAGTAGTGCAAAAAGGTTTACAATTTATCAAAAATATGGCTAGAGATGCTAATGTCAAATATTTAACATTTGCTAGTCATAGACCGGGGTGGAATCGTAGGGCTAAGGCTTACGGATTCAGGCCTCGTAAATGGATATGTGAGGTGTGATATGGGTGGTGGCGGCGGTCAACAAGAGACCAAAACAGAAATAGCACCAGAGTTTAAACCGTATATAACGTACAGTTTAGGCGAGGCTCAACGGCTGTATCAGGGTATGCCACAGGCTCCTGCTACGCTGGCTCCAGAACAATCGGCCTTCTCTCAGGCTGCTATCCAACAGGCCGCTCAACGCGCTCAGGCTGGTTCTCCACTGGTAGGTGCAGCACAGGCAGAGCAACTGGCTACGATTCAAGGACGAGGCGTTAATCCATTCCTAGCGGGTGCTTTGGAACAGGCTAACCGTCTAGCTGGTGAGCAATATACCCGTAATATCCAGAATCTTCAGTCCAAGGCTTCCTCGATGGGTCGCTATGGTTCTGCTGCTCAAGGTCAACAGACTGGACAAGCTCAGGACATCTTTGCTCGCGCTATGGCAGAACAGGGCGGTCAACTGGCATATCAATCTGCTGAGGCTGAACGTCAACGCCAAATGGCTGCTGCGGCTGCTGCTCCACAGATGGCTCAGGCTGACTATGCTGATATTCAGCGGCTTCTCCAAGCAGGTCAAGCTCAAGAGGCTTATGGTCAACAGGCTATCCAAGGTCAGTTGGCTGCTCAAGAGATACCAATGCAAAGATTGCAACAGGCTGCTAATGTCTTTTATGGCGCTCCTTTGGAGACCAAGACTACAGCTACTCCTCAAGGGGGTAAATAATGGGTGATCCGGTAACTATGGCGGTTATTGGCGCTTCTGCTGGCGCTATGATGAATAAGAAAGACCCGCTTAAAGGCGCTTTGCTTGGTGCTGCTGGCGGTTATGGTGGTGCTACTTTAATGGGTGCTGGTTCAACTCTTGGTGCATCTAGTGCTTTGGCTTCTGCTCCTACTGCTGGCACTAGTCTTATGCCGGGTGCTGTTGGTGGGTTTGGTCAAGCTGTACCAGCAATAATCCCTACTAATACTGCTGGAATGACTGCTGCTATGGGTAGTGGTGGAAATGTTGCATCATTGGCTGGACAGTCGTTTTCTCCTAGCTTTGCAGATACCGTAAAGATTGGATTTAGTGATGTTGGAAAATATGCTCAACAGAATCCTGTTCTTACTCAGATGGCTGCACAAACAGGCCAAAGTCTATTAAGCCAACAGCAGCCTACATTATCTCCTGCTGGCCTAATGCGTGGGAATCAAATGCAGGTACAAGCTCCACAGTATCAGGTTGGAGTACCTAAAGTTTCGCTGATCTAGGTGGAATATGGATATTACAAATTACATCCCTAACGTATTTGGTACTGCCACTCCTTCTACTTATGAAGGATTGCTTGGCATGGGTTTGATTACGCCTGAACAAATGGCTCAGACTCAAAAGACAGCCAATATTCAGGGTTTGCTAGGTGCTGGATTGGCACTAGCTCAGGGCATGAGCAAGATTGGGCCTCGTCGTTCTGCTGCTGAGAATGTATTGGGTGCATTGGCTGGTGGTTTTGGTGCTGCTGGTGGTGCTTACCAACAGGGATTGCAGAATATCGTACAGCAACAGCAATTGCAAAGTGCTGCCCTAACTCAACAGCAAACGGCTAATCGATTAAAAGCTATTCAACAAGCTAAACTTACTTATCCAGATCTTGCTCCTTTGGCTGATATTGATCCCGGTAAATTTGCTGAAGAAGTTGCTCTTAGAGAAAGAATTAAGGGAGTTTCTACACCAGAAAAACCAACAACTCCAGAGGCATTTCAAGCATTGGCAGAAAAATATTATGCAGCCGGGCCTAATTTCAAGGCTCTTGGTGATGCCTATATGGAACAGGCAAAACAACTTAGATTCCAAAAGTTGTCAAATATTACTGGCAAAGAATCTGCTTCTGAACTTCGTAACCTTGCAAATACTGCTGCTGCATATGGTAATAAGCCACTTGCTGACCAATTGAATGATCTTGCTTCTCGTAGAGAACTTGAGCCTCCAACAGCGCCAATAACACAGGAAGTTTCTCCACAAGTACAACAAGTTCCTACTGATGGAACAATAAAAACTATAACGACTGAACCAGTTGTAGCTGATAGAGGAAGAATTGGTCAAACTCAGTTGAAGATTGATAATATAAATTCAGAAATAAATCGGTTATCTGGAATTAGGACACAAGGCGCTAGAGAAACAATAGATAATCTTTCAAAAATAAGAGATGGTCTACAAAAAGATCTAGATCGTTTATCTGTAATGGAATATGACTTTGCTAATCTTAAAAAAGAATTCCCTGCTAAATATAGTAGTGAAATAGCTCAAATTGAAAATCAAGCGCAAAAAGGAACACTTGATTCTACTGGCCTTCGTTCGTCTATTGAAAAGTTATATACAAGATTGCAAGAAGATGAAAAAGGCAGAAAGCTATCAGGTAATTCATCATTATTTGCCAAAATGAAATTTGGAACAGATGATTCTGCAAAACTTACAGGGCCACAATTTGCAGAAATATTGCGTTTTGAAAATGCTCCTACAGCAGATCAGCTTGCTCAATTGAATAGAGAGTCTCTTAGACTTCGCTCTGAAACAGGTTTGCAAGCACCTATTCCTGCTGGTCGTGAGTCAATGCTTTTTGCCCCAAGAACTCAAACTCAAGCGGCACAAACTACTACTCAGCCAACAGCACAAACAACAACTCAGCCTGTAACTCAACCTACAACAGCACCTGTTCGTGTCGATACTAATGTTCAACCACAAGTTGCTACGCAGCCATCTGCAAATGTTACAGAAAGACAACCTATTGTTGAATCTCCTTATTTTAAAGTTGAAAAAAATCCGTTAATCAATAAACGCGAAATTGATCTTCCAATTAAACGCAGACAAGAACTTCTTGAAAAACAATCTGGATTTATAGCAGCTAATCAATATTCAATGAAAAATATTATAGATGCTCGTAATTCTGCAAAGGCTTTGCTTGATAATCCTGCGTATATTGATGCTTTAACTAGCCGTACTGCAAAATTGTATGCAGAAGCTCCTGCTGGTATTGTTTTAGATCAAACTACTTATACAGCTAATGAGATATTAAAAAATATTCAAGGTCGCTCTTTTATTAACGAAATTCAAGAGATGAGAGCAAATAGTCCTACTGGTGGGGCTGTTGGCAATGTTGCTGTTGCTGAAATGCAGACATTATCAAATATTGGCGCTGCTTTGCAATTAGGTATGAATAAAGCAGAATTTATTAAACAACTTCAATCTTATGTTGATAGATCAGATAGATCATTAAAAACCATTCCTAACCAATACAGCAAAGTTTATGGTTATAACGGCGAATTTGATGATATTTTTGCTAGTGAAGTTGTTAAACCTACACCAACACAAAATAAACCACCTAGAGGCGTAACTGTTAGGAAGGTTCCATAATGGCAGATTTTGTTTATAAGGTAAAAATCCCCGGCTTTGCAGAACAAGAGGTTAGGTCTGATCGAGCATTAACAGACATGGAAGCCTACGAGTATGCAAAACAATATGCTCAACCTAGATCTGCTGGAGAGGAATTTGCTCGTGGATTGGGTCTTGTAACTAGAGGAATGGCTCCTGTAGCTACTGGTGCTGGTGTTGGTTTTGCATTAGGTGGGCCTTTTGGTGCTGGCGTTGGTACTTTGGCACTACCATTAGCTGAACTTGGTACACAAGCGGCTAATGTTGTTTTGCCTAAAGACTATCAAATACCATCACCTACATCTGGAGTTGAAGGTCTTTTGACTAGTATGGGGTTTCCTGTTCCAGAAACAACTAAAGAAAGAATTATTCAGGCTTCTGGTGGCGTTTTACCTGCAACTGCTGCACAAACACTAACAGCACAGACGCTTAGTAAAACTGCTCAAAGTCAACTAGGTAGAAATATTGCTGGAGAAATGGCTAAGTCTCCAGAACGTCAGTTTATGGCTGCTGTTCCTTCTACTGCTGCTGCTCAATATACTGCTGAAGCAACTGGAAGCCCTATAGCTGGTATGTTGGCTGGCATGGTTACTGGTATGCCATTTGGCATTGGTACTCGTCCATCAGGCCCATCAAGAGAAACCTTGGCAGCACAATCTACTGCTGCTTATGAAGCTGCTAAAACATCTGGCATTGCATTTAACCCGACTAAATTTAGTCAAGGGATGAATAAAGTAGTTGCTGATATGCGGCAAGAAGGATATACGCCTACTGGATATCCTAAACTTGAAGGAATTGTAAAAGAATTAACTGATGTAAAAATGCCTAAAGATTTTACTGAACTTCAGGCATTGCGTCGAATGATTCAAAATGCTCAAGCAAGTTCTGATCCTTCTGAGCGTCGTTTAGCATCTATACTTAAAGATCGTTTTGATAACTATATTATCAATGCAAGTAGCACTGATATTGTCGGTGCTGGAAATAAAACTGGACTTGCTGCATGGAATGAGGCAAAGAATACATATTCTCGCATGATGAAGGCTGATGTATTTGAAGAAATGCTTGCTAATGCACAATTAGATAAAAGTAAATTCACTCAGTCTGGCGCTGAAAATTCTATGGCTCAACAACTTAGAAATTTAGCTAAGAATCAAAATAAAATGAGGTTGTTTACACAAGCAGAACAAGAAGAAATTAGGGCTGCAGCTAAAGGATCAACTACACAGAATTTGCTTAAATTCTTTGGTAGATTTGCCCCTACTGGCCCTGTAAGTAGTATTTTTGCTGGTGGAGCTACTATTGCTAATCCGTTGATTGGTGTTCCTTTGGCTATTGGAACAACTGGAGCTAGGATTGGTGCAACAAATATGCGTAGACAATCTATTGAGAATCTCGCAGATACAATGCGTAAAGGTGGGCTATATCCTCCTCAGACATCTGCTACTAAAGCATTGATGACTCGTGGCCTTATCTCTCCACAACAACCAGTTACTGAAGAAGATATTAACCTATTGATGGGTAGATAATCATGGCAAAGAACAAGATTAGCGAGTTTAGCTCTACACCAGCAAATAATACCGATATTGCTGGCATTAACATAGCTGAGGGATGCGCTCCTAGTGGCATCAATAACGCTATCCGTGAGCTAATGGCACAGCTTAAAGACCAGCAAGACGGTACTGATGGTGATAATTTTACTGTTGGTGGTAACTTAGTTGTAACTGGTACTGCGACTGGTTCTACTCCATCTGTTTCAGACGATAGCACTAAGTTTGCTACTACTGCATTTGTACGCGACATTATTCCGACTGGCGTAATTGTCATGTGGTCTGGCTCCATTGCTTCTGTTCCTAGCGGCTGGTATTTGTGTGATGGTAACAATAGTACGCCTGACTTGCGTAATAGATTTATTGTTGGTGCTGGTAGTACATATTCTGTTGCTGGCACTGGTGGTTCTGCTGACGCTATTGTTGTAAGCCATACACACACTGCTACTGTTACAGATCCCGGCCACAGTCATGCATCTCAGCGTGGTGAAGGATATAAAGCTGGCGGTGATAATTATGCTGGCAATGCAAACTACAATCTTTCATCAAATTACAATACTGGAACATCTACTACTGGAATAACTGTTTCTAATAGTACAACTGGTTCTAGTGGTACTAATGCTAATTTGCCTCCTTACTATGCCCTTGCTTACATTATGAAGGCTTAATCATGGCTGAGAAAGAAATCCCATTAACCGACGATCAGATAGAGGCAATAGCAGAAAGAGCCGCTGAAGTCGCATTTAAGAAGATCTACGAGGAAGTGGGTCGTTCTGTTGTTAAAAAGATATTCTGGATTGTAGGTGCTGGTGCATTAGGTCTTATGTTCTGGATGGCTGGAAACGGGACGTTGCCAAAATGATTGAAGTCGCTACAGCCCTGATGGTAATTAAAGGGGCTAAGGCGGCTTTTGATGTCGCTAAAGAAGCTTTTGACGAGATTAGGGAATGTGCTGAGGCTGGTAAGTCTGCCAATGAATCATTAGGGGCGCTTACCAGTTTTTTTTCGTCTGCTGGCAAGGCTGAAGAAGGCATAGCCGAAGCTAAAGCTTTACAAGAAAACCCACCTGAAGGTCAAGAAGATAGCCGCAGTGACTATGAGATCGTCATTGAGATGATGGTCGCTGAGAGGCAGTTAAAGCAGTTCTACAAAGACCTAAAAGAGATGTTTATTTACCAGTTTCAAGAACCCGGTTTATACGAAGAATTTATGGGTCGATTGGAGAAACTGAGGGCAGACCGTAGACAGAGAGAAACCGATAGGAAATTGCACCTAAAGGCTTTGGAAATGGCTGCTAGGCGAGAAAAAGCTAAGAAGGTTCAGTTTATTCAGGATATGTTTGCTATAGCACTAGGTGTTATAGTTTCTGTTGCAATAATAGCAGGAATTGTTTGGATGTTTACATTGGGGGGCTAATGCTTACTTTACTATCTACTTTTACGTCGTTCTTAATGGGCGGTTTGCCCAAGATTTTAGACTTCTTTCAGGATAAGTCAGATAAGAAGCATGAACTGGAACTGGCTAGGATGCAGACAGAACGTGAACTAGCCTTAGCTAAAGAGGGTTTTGCTGCCCAACAGAAGATTGAGGAAGTTAAGTTAGACGAGATCCGTACACAGTCTGCGTCTGATGAAAGATTGGCATTGATTGGCGCTCAACAGGCTGAGATGCAAGCTATTTATGCCCACGATATAAGCCTAAATGAAGGCACTAGCCAGTGGATGAAGAATCTAAGGGCTTCTGTACGTCCTGTCATTACTTATGGCTTCTTTGGCCTTCTGTGTGCCTTGGATGCGGTTCTGGCTTATAAGGGCTTTGAGTCTGGTGTTTCATTTAACGAGATGGCTAATCAACTTTGGGATGATGAGACTCAGGCGCTGTTTGCATCGATCATAGCGTTTCATTTTGGTGGCCGGGCGTTTGGTAAATGATTTCTGACAAAGCCCTGTTAATGATTAAGAAGCATGAAGGCGTAAGGAATAAACCTTACCGCTGTCCTGCTGCCTTGTGGACGATTGGTGTCGGTCATGTTCTGTATCCTGAGCAGGGTAATCTGAAGATGGCTGACCGTTTTAACTATCCATTGAAGATTGAAGATTTCCGCATATTTTCCAAAGAGGAAATAGATGAGATTCTTAAAGCCGATCTTACTCGGTTTGTACGAGGCGTATCCAAGTATTGTCCTGTTATTGCTAGTAAAGGCCAGTTGGATGCGCTGGTCAGCTTTAGTTTTAACTGCGGGCTAGGAACGCTACAGAGAAGCACCTTGAGACAGAAGCACAATCGAGGTGACTATGAGGGAGCCGCTAACGAGTTCCTAAAGTACACAAAAGGTGGGGGAAAAGTATTGCCGGGCCTTGTAAAGAGGCGAAATGACGAGAAAGCCCTTTATTTAGGAGGCTAAGATGAAGAAACTTGCTGTTGTCTTATCGTTAATTAGTTGTTATAGTTTCGCGCAAGAAGCAGCAGGTTTCAAAAACAATGTTGGTGGCTGGACGGTCATAACTGCCAGAAGTCAGTATTGTGGCGCTAGAGGTATGAATGATGGCTATGCCTTTAGCGACGAGATTTATCTACGGTTTTGCTGGACACAAAGAAATAATGCAATTTTTATGGTCTTTGAAACTGGCGATACAAGAGTTTTTCCTGCTAATTCATTTGAATTATTGACGGAAGAACCTGAATTTAAAGGCAATAAATCTTGAAGAAAAAAGAAGATTGGATGCCAGCTTGTCAATCCTGTTCTTTCTTTGACGTAGAGCCAAAAGAGGATGTTGGCTATTGCAGACGCTATCCACCTGCATTGATTAACGTGGGTGACGATGACTACGATTGCGTTTTCGTAATTACATCAAGAGATGATTGGTGTGGAGAATTTCATCGATTTTCTAATTAGAGGGGATCATGCAAAAGCGATCTTGCACAGACCAAGAGTTTATAGGTCTGTGGAATAAACACGGTTCAGTAGTAGAGTTATCAAAAATATTACAAATATCTGAAAGAAATGTTCAATTCAGACGCAGGAAGATTGAAGAAAAGTATGGGATTATTCTTAAAGGTGTAGCAAAGAACAGCCCTGACTTCAAAGTAACATATCCAGAGAACAATATCAGAGTCAATGTTACATTAAAAAATGGTGTTATCGTTGTAGGCTCTGATTGTCATTACTGGCCCGGTATTATAAGCACTGCTCATCGTGCATTTGTAAAGATCATCAAAGATTTAAAGCCAAAGATGGTCGTTATGAATGGTGATGTATTTGACGGAGCCAGCATCTCTCGGCATCCAGTCTTAGGATGGGGGACTATTCCTAGCGTAAAACAGGAACTAGAAGCCTGTCAGGAACGTCTAGGAGAGGTCGAGAAGGCCGCAAAAGGCGCTACCCTACACTGGACATGGGGAAACCACGATATGCGCTTTAACGCCCGTTTAGCGGCTCAGGTAGGGGATACTTGGCGAGGCGTAGAAGGCATGAATCTGACAGACCATTTTCCGCTATGGAAATTCTCTACAAGCATTATGGTCAATGACGATACTATGATTAAGCATCGTTATCATAATGGCATCCATGCTGTTTACAACAACACGGTTAAGGCTGGTATTAGCGTAGTTACAGGCCACCTACATTCACTGAAGGTTACGCCTTGGAGCGATTATCGGGGTGATAGATACGGTGTAGATACAGGTACACTCTGTGACGTTAGTGGTGATCAGTTTGAATACTCTGAAGACAACCCAAAGAACCATAGATCAGGCTTTGCAGTTCTAACCTATATTGATGGTGAATTGTTGCCTCCAGAGTTATGTCAGGTCTGGGATGATGACCATGTAGTCTTTAGAGGTCAGCTTATAAAGGTCTAAGAAGACTAATAGGATGGTTTATTTTCTTTAGTAGATCCCTGCGTCTTTGCTGACGTTGGGCTGCTGTTAATTTAAACCGTTTAACATCCCTTCCTGTACCCCATTTATAGATCTTTATGGAGTCTCTGCCTCGTCTATCCTGCTCCCAGTCAGAGATGTGAACTAACTTATATTTATGGAATACCCTAAGTATTCTGCCTGACGTTACTATGTGAAAACCAGTAGCTTCAGCAAATTGATGTATTGTGGTTTCATTGTTGAGTAGATATTTTATAGATTCTGCGTAGAGTTCTACGGTTGGTTTAACTCCCATCTTTGACGAATACTCCGTTTTTATTAAGATAACCTTTGCGGTCTTTAATCTCGTTATAGGCTGATTCTAAACAACGGGTTAGGTCTATATCCTCTAAAGCCCCCACCACAATAAGACAAACAAGCACATCCCCAATACCATCAACAATAGCAGGTCGATCCCGTTTAATAATGGCATCTGCTAACTCTCCCATTTCAGATACTGCTTTGAGTAACTGCGTTTTAGAGTCTGAGTTAGCGATAATTCCTCTAGCTTCAGCCCATCGGATTATGTCTAGTTCTGTAATATTCCAAGTCACTTACAAAGCTCCTTGATTTCAGCGATAGACATACCTAGCAGTTCATGTAGATGAATCATAATTTCTGCACTAACGCCATTTTTACCAGTTCTAATGCGGCTAATTACTGGCGTAGATAGGTTAAGTTTTGCAGCCAATTGACGGTCATTAGGTGCATCAAGGCGTTTTTGCAGTTCGTCTAACAGTTTCATAAATCTCCTATGGTATATACAAATATATAAAGCTGTATATGGTATTTACTTTATAAATTGTGCAGGGTCACTGAGTTTTGGAGCATTACGAAGGAGGACTCAGCCCCTGCTGCTAGGGTTACGCGCCACTCCTAGCTTGGCGTATTAGGTGGCCTTACTCGCTGCGTCTGTGGCTGGCGGTGATTAAATCCCAGCTACCCACTTCACAGTATCCGCTTTCAGGCCGTAGATCAGAACGGCACATCATCTATAGGCAGATCGTCTTTTGCTTTAGGTTTCTGCTTAACAGAATCTTTAGGTTTTACTGACAAGCTAAAAAACTTCTTACCGTCTTTGCTGGACTCTTTAATCCATGCAGATAGCCAGTAATCTGTACCATCTATATTGATAGAACCAGAGTATTCTGGATGATTATCGGCTGTCTTATTGAGATTCTTAGACAAGATCCCACGATTAGTATTGTCAAAATTGCTCATATTTACCTTGTAGTGAATTTCTTAATTGCTGCCCGTTGTTTACTATCCAACAAACTCCATAGGGCGGTTTTAGAGTCTGCATCTAACTCGCATTGTTCAATATACTGAACAGCACCTTCCACATCGTCCATAGCGAGCAGGGAGATAACCTGTACTCCGATACTGCGGATAGCTTCCTGATCTTCTATAGACATACCGTCAAATACGTCTTTAGTAATGGGCTTTGCAGACTTAGGCGTATCTTGGCCTGTTGTAGCGTCCAGAGCATCGTGTTCTACTATCTCAAGCGCTGTAACGTATAAGTAACGGCGGCTATATGTTTCTACTGCTCCGAGGTTCTGGATAGGATGACAGCCTTTCAGGTGAGCATCAGCCATCGGGCTAGTAAATGTAATAACCCCACCGTTATCAGTATCGATGATACGTAAATCAGCGTAATCTTTAGTAAAGCTAACAACTGAGCAGAGTCCGAGTTCATGGAATATCTGATTGATTGTTGGCAGGAAGTCACCGAGTTCAAAGTATTGATAGCCAGCAAATTTATTATGACCAGACTTCTTTAATGGAGCAGCTTGTAGCATCATTCTGGCTTTTTGCAGCTTTGCGTACACTTGATATTCAGACATTATTTATCCCTTGAATTTTTTATACTGCATAATATTGAATTGCCGAACTTCCTGAACAGGCGGTATCGGTTTAGTCTTAACTTGCTGATCCTTGCGAATCTTTGCAAACGTCTTAGCAATATTTGTATTAGCGGCTGAGACATATTTAAACGATGGATCTAGGATTGATTTACTCATATTGAACAGGCTAAAAGATAAAGAAAGACCATTATTGCACCAGTGCAGACCGGATGTCTAGCAAACCAGTCATTCGTCGAAAATAGCTTTTTCATAACGTGCTTTCTCCCATATCAATTTATCAACGTGAGCGCAAGCCTTGCCAAAGCTATCAAGGTCTTCACCTAGCGACTTACAAAGCATCTGACGGGCAATCTCAAAACCTTCTGCAATACCTTCTTTATAAGCAATAGTGCGTACTTCTGCAATAATTGAGTTATCCATTAGTCTCTCCTCAATTCGTCTGCATAGTCTTGATAATCTTCTGCTGTAAGAATAA